ATATCTGCCAAATCTGTGGCAAGGACTTTAGAAACGTACAACTCTCTATATACAATAATCTGCTCATCTGGACTAATAGCAAACCACAACACAGCACTATAAGAGCCATAACCATAATCACAAGACCTAAACTTAACCCAATTTCTTGGAATGTCAAAAGGTTCAATAACGTGAATATCCCTATCAAACTCAGTAAAAGCAGCACCTTCTTTAATATCCCAATCACCTTCAAGCAACTGTCTTTGTTGGTGTTCAGGTAAGGAAAGAAGCATTGCCTCGTAGTCTCCCTGACTTGATAAGTATGGATTATCAGATAATCTAGCAGGTATGAATCTTCTTTTAAATAATGCTTGACCTGCTTTACTGTGTCCATCAGGATACTTGAGAACTTTTCCTGTTTCAATATTTGTGGCATCAAATGCTCTTCCATAAGGTGCTGGGTCAATAAACATTTTCTTAACCCACTGATGACCCGGACCTCCCGGATTTGTCGTTGCTCTCATATATACAGGTAAATCTGTAGCAGTAGAACGTAATCTTGACCTCATGTAGTTCCAAGCAAATGGTGTTGCCCATTGCGTTAATTCGTCAAAGCCTATCCAACTAAAAGCTAAACCTTGATATCGTAGTACATCATCGTCTCTGTCTAGGTATGACATCCACAGTCTTGCACCTGATGGAGCTACCCATTGCATCTTTCTCTCTGACCACTTTATACCTTTGTATATTAAAGGATATAATTCTCTTGATTTCCAAACAAGTTCTCTTAATTCTTCTGTTGTATGTCTAAGTAGCAACCCACTAAACTGTGGATGATTCATATAACGTAGTGGGTCTGCTAACATTGCATATGACTTACCACCACCTGCACTACCACCATACAATACTTCTCTTTCAGGAGAAGCAAGAAACTCTGTTTGAGGTCCTTCGTTTGGTTTAAATACTACATTCTGTTCTTCAACAGGTATAGCCTCTATATCATCTACTATCTTAGGCTTTTGCTCCGACTCTACTTTCTTCGATGTCTTTCGCCTTTTGGATTGCTTTCTCGGCATATTCGGACCATCGTTTAAGAGTTCTAGCCTTGTTCTTACGTTGTCGTTCATGTAGTAATCTTTTCCTTAATCCTATGTGGGATATATCTCTACCTGTTTTGGTAGTCAACCAATTAGCAACTTGTCTCAAAGAGTATTGTTTTATATACTTTCTTGCTAGTTCTAATGCTTCCAACTCATAGGGTATAGGGTCAAGTAATTCTGTATCTGTTTCGTTTACCTTGTATCCAAAAGGTATTATTCTTGCTATGCGTGGTATCTGTATCCACTCTTTTTGTTCTTCATCTTTTAAGTCTGTAGGTTGTGGTAATTTCCACTTACCTAAACTTCTATCCATACTAGTTTTTCCTGTTAAAAAGACCTTTTCTTGTTGGCTTAGATTTAGTAGGCATCTTTTTTTGATTTTTCATAGCAGGTGTAGGTTTATCTTTTTTAGTTTTCTTTTTAGTTTTATCAAGTTTTTTATAAGAAGCAAAAGGGTCTGGTGGATTTGTTCTTGTTCCAGACGCACCACCTATGTCAATAGATTGACCTGCTTTAATTTTATCTGCACTTTTTAAATTATTTAATTTTTTTAGCATAACAACAGTTGTGCCATATTTTTTGGCGATATCAGATAGTGTATCACCTTTCTTTACTTTTATATTAGCCATTTTATTTTCCTTTCTTTGGTGGTAATATCATTACACCACCTGATGCTTCTACTTGTACTTTTTCAGTTTTGATTAGACCAACTCTATCTAATAACTCTTTTGACGCACCAAGTTTATCTCTAATACCTAATTGTGTAGGGTCATCAATACCACTTACCATAGCTACTGCTGCTTTAGGTGCATTACGACTCATATACAGTTGTGTCTCTTCCATTATCTCATCTTTCATAGATGCAACAATAGCAGAAGTAGCAGAATGCTCTGAATATCCTGCAAGTAGTTTTGCTTGAACAGGGTCTCCATTAGCTTTGTCAAACAAAACTTCTAAAAACTTTTTTTGTCTTTCTGTTAGCTCACGTTTTTTTGTTGTCATACAGGTACACCATATCGCACAACTCTATCAATCAAACGTTGTGCTCTGTTTTGAGTTTGCTTAAACCATCTACTGTCTTCCATCTGCAAAGCCATTTCACGATAGTCTTCATCATGCACTGCAGCAATCATACGTTTAAATTTACTTAAACGAGGTTTGCCTAATTGGAAAGACATATTTATTAATACGTGTTGTATCTCATCATCTAACTCATCAAAGTTATTAAATATATCTTGGCAATCTCCAATAGCAGTATTAACATCTTTTTCAAACCACTCTTGAACTTGTTCTTCAGGTATAGGAGTTCCTAGTGGTGCAGAATAATATAATTCATCCCACTCTGTAATCAAATGTCCTATCCCCCCGGTAGGATAGCCTTCACTGCAACGATAACTTTCATATTTACAGCCTTCGTCAGCCTCTATCTCTTTTCTTAATACATCTATGTTCATGGTCTAATTCCTTGTTTACGTTGTTCTGCGTGTAAAGATTCAACGTGTTTACGATAAAAATAGTTTCCTAATCTATTAATTATAGCAGATATTTGCAAAAATGTCAATGTTTTTATACTCACTTCTTTTTTAAATTATCCTTAATATTAGATAAATTTACATAATCTTTTTCTTTAAACACTGCTCCACCTTTAGCTCTTCCTTGTGCTCGTGTTGCTCTAGCAATTTCTGCATCTGAATATACTCTTTCTACTCCCATCCCTGAAGATGTTATTTTTGGTCTTAACATACTTTTCATAACTTGTGCTCTTCTTGCAGTAGTCATTGGTGGAGTTCTTTGAGCAGAGGCTACCATTTGTTTACGTTGAGCAGGTGATACACCTGTGCGTTGAGTTGCTACATTCTTTGCTTGAGCTCTTAGTTGTTGCTCTAAAGCCTTTTGTCTTAAATCTTTTTGTGCCTTGCTTTCTGATATTGCCCGAGACATCTCCATTAATTGTTTTTGTTCTTTTGGCATATTTTTCATTTGCTGTCTAAATTGTGACACTTGGTCTCTGCCTCTAGGTATTGGTCTTCCTTGAAAATCTAATCCTTTTCTAAGGTTAGATTGCATTCTATCAAATTTAATCAACTCAGCTTTTCTCTGTTGAGGAGTTAAATTTGCTCGTCTCATATTTTTTATGAAACGTCTTCTAGCAGCAGGACTAAGTCTTTGTCTAACATTTTGTTTTATTTGTCTATTAAAATATCTTCTTAGTTGTGCGTCTGACATTGCTTGTAATTCTGATTGACTTCTAACACGTTTTTGTCTTCTAGGAGTTACTCTTATTTGTGGTGCAGGGTCAACTCTAGGTCTTCTATCTGTTCTACTAACTGGTGCAGGGTCGGCTGTAGGTCTTCTACGTTGTGGTCTAACGTGTGCAAATCCTCTATGTGCTTTTACTTTAGATTTTTTTTCTGCCATAATATCCTCTATTTTTTCTTTAGCATTTTTGCTGCTTGACCTACACCTTTAATACCAAAGGATGCAGATATTGCTATGTACAATAAATATTGATACCATTCAGGTAGAGTTGCTAATACCTCAAACCCATGTTGTACATATTCTCTCATTCCGGGAATAAAAACTAATATTGCAGGTGCTAGTAGTACTACTAAAGCAAATTCGTCTTTCCACGAATCGTTAGTAGCATCTGCCATTTTGCCTTCCCATTCTACTTCTCCTGCTGCAACTTTTTCTGCAACAGTGGCTCTTGCTTTAGCTTCTGCTATTTTAGCTTTGCCATCAGCTTTTGTTTTTTCTAGTTTGTTTTGAAACCATGTTCCTGCGAGATTTGCTATTGGTCCTATTAGTGCTTGTATCATTGTCTATTTTTTCCTGTAACCTTTGTGCTCTTTCTATTTCTTTTGCTTTAGCTAAATTTACGAAAGCTCGATGTTTTTCTTGCAATCTTTTTGGGTTGTTTAGATACCTGTCTACCTGCTCTCTTCGCTTTTCGTTTAGCAGCCGTAGAGGCTGCGTATTCACTGGGCGAAAGAGCCTTAATCGCTTTTTCAGGTAAGTAACGTTCACCAGTAGCCTTCGACCCTTGTGTACTAGGTTTACCTGACTTGGTTCTCCATTTTTGTTTTGTCCACGCAACTAAAGACCTCTGAGATTTTTTAAGTGTCATACTGCATCCTTACATACATAAATCTTCATACTTAGTTGTATGAAGTCTATGTTGAGATAAGTCACCTTGACTTTTCTTAAATATGTTTAATATCCATTGTATCATATTTTACCTGCCAACTTTGCTGCTAAATATATTACACCTACAAATCCTACGAATGCTAATGTTACTCCTACAACCCATTGTACAACTGTCATTATTTCTTCTCTTCTTTTTCTATCTAATCTTTCTTGTTCTCTTCTAGATTTTCTTGCTTGAGCTTGAAACTTTTGCCAATCTGCCCATAATCCCGGTCTACCTACATATATCATTATTTGTTTGAGTTCTTCTTCTTTTTGTCTTAGCTCCTCTAGAGCCATGAACTCTTCTAAATCTCCACCTGTAATTCCTTTTGCCTTGTGCTTATTTACTTCTTTTTCTATATTCTCTTTAGCAAAAACAAAGTCAGAAATGTGTTTACCACAACTGGCTAGTTCTTTTCCGTTTGAAACGAAATTTTTAATTACACTGAAGGCAGCATTTGCCGCTGCTAATTCTGCTAACATTTTACTTCCTTACAGGTTTACAATATGCAGTTATTCTTTTCCTTCCATCTTCTGTGGGTATAGTTGGTTGGTTATGCAGTCTTTCTGCAAAGTAAAGACATCTATCAATGTCCTTGAATTTCTGTGTCTGATTGACTATTTGATTGTCTATCATGAATATCAGTAAGAACTCTATCATTGTGATGACAATTACATGAACATTCTTCGCAATCGCAATCGTAGCATTCGCAAGTCTTACACCTTTTTCTTTTTTCTGTCATGTGCTTTTTTTAATTGTTCTTTTGCTTTTTTAAATATTGATACAACTTCAGTCTTGCCCATTACTTTAGCTCTCTGCTCACCGACTGTAAGTATTTGTATCTTTCTCGCATATGGCTTATTAATTTTTTTAACTTTAGCAACTGTGGCTCTTGCATCTGCAGGTGTCGCAAATTTGATACTAACTGTGTCCTTAGGGTTCTCATCCGTATATAAACGTCTATCAGAGCCTTTTGGTTTTTTGCCAGTACCAACTTTAGGGTCTCTTTTCTTTTTAGTTGCGATAGCCACCACCTGCTGCTTTGTAGGCTTTAGCCATCATTTGTGCTTTACGTGCAGACCATTGACCCGGAGCACCTCCTTTGCCACCTGCTTTTATTCTATTGAATATTCTTTTACGCATCGCAGGTTTAGTGTAGTTACCTGCTTTATTTACAGTGCTACCACCTTTATTTAATTTTAATGCAGATAAAGATTTAGCTTGACTTGCATGAAGTTTGGTTGCTTTTTTTAATCCTTTAACTACTTTTTTTATTACTCTTTTTGCCTGTGGCTTTTTTGTTGGCATCTCTATCCTCATATAAATTATTAAATGTTGTATAGGGGTCTAGGTAGGATTCGTGTGCTTCTGCAGAGTGTATCCATTGTGAAGGTGTAAAGTCTGGAGCACCCTCTCCTGTTACCCAAAGTGCAGGACTTGTTGCTCTAACTCTATTATTTGGTAATGCAACAATGTTACCTGTCCATTCACCTGCATCTAACAAGTACATTACGTGTGATTGTTTATGTTGTGCAGGGTCATCTGCTATATCACTGTCTGTATAGTCAACAGTAAATAAATACCTAGCAGTATAAAATGCATTGTCTATTTTACAAAGCCACGGGGAAGAACTGACTCTATCCATAACAATGACACTGTGGTTTCTAGCTTCACAATCCCAAGGTTGACATAAATGGTCTTCCATTGGTTTTGCCCATTCATCTACAGGTATGTCTGCAACTAATGCTTGTATTGGCATTCTTGCCCACATTGCACCACCATGAATATTATCATCTTCGGTACAACCTGTAAACACAACCTGAAAGCTCAGTGACCTATCAGGTATGGTATTAACTGCGAAAGCTAACGCATGAAGGAACTCACCATGATATTGTTGGTGATTACAAGTGAACTCTCTTCGCACCCAACACTTAAAGTGTGGGATGTTACTAATGAGGTAAGACATTACTTACGTCTAGCTGCTCCACCTCTAGCCATGTACTTGGTCTTTTTCATTCCACCTTTAGCCATGTACTTTGTTTTCTTCATTCCACCTTTAGCCATCATCTTTGACTTTTTCTTTTTAGTTTGCATCGGCATAATTATTTTCCTTTCTTTTTCTTTTTCATATCTATAGAAATAATTAGTAGTCCACCCTTTCTATAGTCCATAGCACCTGTGCGTGGCTTCTTAGCCATGCCACCACCATACATATATCCCATCTTATTACGCACTGCAGTTGGTAATTTTTTTAATCCTGTCTGACCTGCAGTAGGCATCTTCAATCCACCTCTGTTCATCATCAATCCACCTTTGTTCTGTTTCATTGAGCCACCTCTCTTTGTGGGGTCTGTAGCTAATTGCTTTAACAATAATTTCTTTTCTGTTTCTGCGTCTTTTTTAGGAGATTCTTTAAGTTTCTTTAACTTTTCTCTCACTTTCATATTTCTCACTGCTAAGTCTATTTGTTTTTTGGTAGGATTATGAACATACAAATCTTTACCACCCGGTAAATCTTTTGAATTCATAGGGTCTTTAATTACTTCACCTGTATTCCTATTCATGTATGTACCCTTTTCAAGGGTTCTCGTACCTTTTCTAGTTATTCCTGCTTTTACAGGAGCATCTAGTGCGACTTTTGCACTTGCTGCATTTAATTTGTCCAATAACTTTTGTTCTTTTTTTGTTATAGTACCTTTTGTTTCTTTTGCCTCTAACTTTGTTACTAACTCTGCTCTTGCTTTACTTCCCTTAGTTTTAGACATTTCTATAAAGTCTTTATCTTTAGCTACTGTAACCTTCTCACCTTTTGTTCCTACAAGGTCAGCAGTCTTTTGGCTTCCACCTGTATCTTTATCAACACGAGAAGCTATTACCTGATTAAACTTCTTTTTAAATATATCTTGGGTAGGCTTCTTGTTTAAGTTTTTTAGTTCCTTTGCTATCTTTCTAGCTTCGGCTGCAGTAGCACCTAAGTCTTTTGCTTTTTTAATTAAACTAAATGTCATATTAACATCTCCATCTTCTTCTAGCTTGTCTCAATCGGCTATTTGGGTTCTTTGCTGCTTTAGGAAATTTTTTCATCTGACCTGCACTTCTAGCACAAAATGACTTTCTTCGTGCTGCTCTAGCTTTAGATGGTTTCTTTTCTGTTACTGCAGTTTTTAATTTACTACCCGGATTTTGCCTTCTGTATTTAGCAACACCTTTCTTGGTCATCCCTGCACCACTTTTGGTGGAACGCATATCTCCACTTCTTTGAGTAAAACCTTTTAATCCACCTCTTTTACGTTTGGCTGCCATGTTGTTTTTATTTTATTACCTTCTTTTTCCATGTCTAAGCATTTATAACTTTTGGGAAAGTACATTGGCATATGAATAGGCATTCCTTGTGCTATTTCATAAGCTCTTGCTAAACACTTATCGTGGGTTGCGTGTGGACTATATAAATCTTTTAGTGTTACACACATATTTGGCTGATGCATCAGACAAGCCAATACGAATAATTCATACATCGTCTAACATTCCTTCATGTTTCATTGCATTCTCTACGTGCTTCAAGGTATATCTTACACCTGTCTTTGCTTCAATCGCTGCACGTACATAGAATACGGAACTATGAGGGATATGTAAGCTACTTAATTTATTATTACGGATAGCATCGTAAAATGCATCGAGCATATTCTCTGGTATATATAGTTTTACAGATTTTTGAGTCATTGTCAAGCACGAATTTGCTTTTTTCTTACGGGAGGGATTCTAGTATTACTACATTTAAGTGTTACATATAAGTGTTTTTTTATATTTATATGTATATACATTTAAGTGTTTCATATATATGTAGTTATACCCCGGCTCCACATCTTTGTCAAGTGCAAATAATTACACTTATGTACGATTATATCATACTTGTGAT